ATGCGAGTTGGCACATACAAGCAAGTGCAGCCCTTAAGAAAGCTGTAAGTCAAAACGGAAGTTATATAACAATTGTTGATGACTTTTCTGATATAGGTTATAGGGTTGATGGCAGTAAAGTTAAGATGCCAGACAATGAGCTTGTATGGAGTCCTATTCGTAATAAATATATAAAAGCCTCTGACCTTTCCTCTGATGCTGTTGTCTATAAACTAGCTAAACCATACATGAGAGTTGCAGGTGACACAAACAATGGTTTTATTTTTGTAACTGACATAAGAAAAACAAGAGCACTAGAACGTGTTGATGTTATGCCCTACAACATAGGTGGCCCAAGAAATAACGGTGGGCTACGTTGGTTCTTAGGCTATGAAACTGAAATTACTTTAGCATCTAAGAATAAATATGCAGGTGGTTTTAAAACACTACTGGGTTCTTTTTCTGAAAGTCAAATACTAAAAGCTCAAAATGAAGTTAATGCTATTGTAAGAAAAGTAACTCAGCTTACAGCAGCTAAAGGTGTTGATGATGTCAGTCAACTTTCTTTAAGCAGGGCTGAGTACGATGAACTAGGGGTTGTCATCAGAGCTAATAATTCTTGGAAGCCAAACGTTAATGACCTAGAAGACTTGGTAGATTTAAGGGCTAGCCACGGTATTAGTTTTACAAAAGAGTTCGTTAAAAAAGCTAGGGATGAAAAACCAGAAATTAGAGTTGACGGAGATAAGGTAGTAGGAAGTGATCCTGTCTTCATGGGTTCTAATGTAGCAGAAACTCTGTCTATTCGTCTAAACAAAAGTCGTTCCGATACGCCACCCTTGGAGTACGGTGGTGGTCAAGCTAAGAACATCAACCCTATTGCAGCTATTGCTGATCAGTTTGGGTCTGAGGTCTACGGCTATGCTAATCGTGCAGCCACTCAGGATGCTCTGGTTGGTTGGGTTAAACTAGCTCAGGCAAATCCTAACTTAATCGATAACCTTGATCAAATAAATGCCCTTAGTCCTCAAGACTTCTTGGGTAGGTTTATGTCAGCTAACATCAGACCCTCTAAGAACCACACAGACCTAGCTAATCAGCTTATCGAACAGCAAAGGATTATCAAGGCTAGACTTAACATACGGACTGACTCTAGTCATCGGTGGGAATCTTTTACCAGTTCAGCTACTGAAGCTGTCTTTAATGTGACAGGACGTAAAATTGACTTTACTAAAATAGGTTTATTTTCTGACCCATCCTCTCAGCTACTTAAGGTTGGCTTTTACTCCAAGTTTGGTTTCTTTAACCCAGATCAACTTACTCTTCAGGGTTTACATGGGATAACAATAGCTGCTATATCACCTAAGTATGGTACTAAAGGCTTGGGTATGGCTGTACCTTTACTTATGATTACCAATGGTATGTTAAAGCCAGAGGCTAGAGCACTAGCACTTAAAAATCTAGCTAAGGTATCTAGAACCATAGGTCTAGACGAAGACGAACTAAAACTTCTTATGCAGTATATTGACGATAGTGGTCGTAATATTATTGACACTAATGTTATCGAACTTCAAGCTGCTAATAACTTTGGTGTTGCCAGTACTCTTAGTCAAAAAGCTAAGAAGAATGTAGGAACACTTCTAGACAAGTCAACTGTTTTCTTTAGAGAGGGTGAAAGATACTCTCGTATGACAGGAATGGTAACAGCTTTCCTTGAGCACAGAGCTAAACGTCCTAACATTAATCCTTTGAGTGCCGAAGGTAAGGCATGGATTATGTCAAGGGAACAAGACCTAACCTTTAGGATGACATCAGCTAGTCGTAGCTATGCTCAGAGTGGGCTTATGAGAGTACCTACTCAGTGGCTTACCTTTACACTTAGGGCTATGGAAAACATAGCTATAGGTCGTAACTTTACAGGTAAAGAAAGAGGTATGATGCTTGCTGTACTAGGGCCAATGTACGGTCTTACAGGAATGGGCATGGGTAGGTTCGCAGGTTATGTCACAGAAAAAATGGGCTTTAGTTCAGATGACCCTGAGTCAGTTAAGATGTTTAACTCAGTTAAGTATGGTTTAATTGATCGTCTTCTGTCTGAAAGTTTTGGTGTCGAAACAGCCTATGCTAAACGTGTAGCACCTATCGAACAAGTAGAAGACACAATGAAAAAACTCTTTACTGACGAGTTTTACAAAGTAATTCTTGGGCCTTCAGGTGAAATAGGTGGTGATATGATGGCGGCTGCATTAAGTACCCTTGGTGCTTTAATGTCAGGTCAAACGTCAATAGCTAGAGAAGACCTAACACAACTCCTAAGAAATATCTCTACTGTTGATAAAGTAGCTAAGATTGATGAGTTGATTGAAAGTGGTAACTACCGTAGCAGGACACGTAAGCTATCTGTTGGTGGTCTACCAGAAGTACCTAGTGCTTTAGCAGTTACCTTTGGTGCAACACCTGCACCTGTAGCTAACTTCTACGACTACCAAGATATGTCTTATAAACTGGACAATAAGGCTAGGAAGCTAGAGAAAAAACTAAGAAGTAAGGCTGACTATGCTCTACGTCTTATGGTTGAAGGTGATGACAAAGACTTTGAAAAGGGTAGAAAACTCTACGAAGAGATACAAGATAAAATCTGGTCATCTTCTATGTCAGGTAAACTAAAGTCAGACATGGCTAGACGTATGTTTAGAGGTGAGAACTTGCCAGATGTAATGAGAAATGCAATTAGACTAAAACTAGAAGTTGATGCTAACTTCTTACGGTCACAGATGGAAGGACAGTAGTATGGTAGACTATGCTATGGATATAGGTGAAGCAGGGTCTGAGTACGAAAGACCTGTCCAAGCACCAAGTATAACATCAGCAGGGATTGCCGCAGGTTTTCTTGAGGGTGTAGGAAACATAATAGACAGCTATGGGTCAAGTGTAGCTGAAGGTAGACCAACAGAAGCCGGTATCAAACGAGAAGGCTATGCTAGTTTTATCAAAGAACTTGATAGTATTAAAGGTAAACGTCCTTTAGACCAACAGGTAGAGCTAAGAGGTATTATCACTAGGTATGAAGCCCAAGGTTTTCCTCTTGGTGAGGCAGAACTTAGAGCAATTCAAACTAGAACAGGTATTGATGCCAGTAACTACATGGCTTCATCTGATCCCAATGTAGCTATGACAGCAAAAGCCATGAACACGTTGGCTGAAAAACCTGAGTTTTCTTTACTAGCCCGTAAGTCTCTTGTTCAAGAAGGTATTACAGAACCAACTAATCAACAAATACTTGAAAGGTCATTAAGTTTAATAGCTACCAATGAGGCTGCTGTACTTCATGTAACAACCTCTAACAATATATCTCAGGCAGGATTTGAAGAGACTGCCCCTTTGTGGATGACCACTTTAAAAACACTTAGGGATACAGGTCTTGAAAGTTTAAACATTCTTAGTGCAGGTGGTAACTTAAGTCCTGAAGCTGTAATGGGTTTTAAGGATCGTTTAGATACTATTAAAGCAGTTATGACTAAACCTAAAGGTGTTACTGCTGAATCATGGCAAGGTGTTCAAAATCAAATAGATGGTTTAGAAGTCCTAGTTGGTCGAATAGCTACCTATGATCAAGACAGACTTAATGAAATGAGTTTAGATGCTTTTGCTGCTATAGCTGAAAGAGTGCTGAAAGGTGGGGATGTACTATTAGCTGCTGCTTTAGTAGATGAAGGTGTTAGGTCTACCCTTATAGCTTCTAGTGGCTCTGTGTTAATAGAAGATATTCGTAAACTTAAAGCTGAAAGTATTCAATACGATGAGATTTCTTTTGCTGACTACGATACCTTAGCTGAAAACTTTGTTGGTATCCCAAGTATGACAGATGCTGCTGAAATCAGGGCAACCTTAGCTGCACAAACACTTCATACAGAAGAGATGACTGAAAAAGCTAAAGCACTTCAAGGTGAAGAAAGACTAGCTGTTATTAAAACTTTCTCAGGTATTGACGTAGCAGGTATGAGCATTAACGGTATCACACAAAATCAAGAAGTCCGTCAGGTTTTTGCTAATGGTGTTGGTGGTGCAGCTTTAGCCGTTTCTACAGCTAATAAACTCTTTGAAATATCCACATTAAGTAAACTCTTTAACATGGATACTCACAGAAAACTTGAGGCTTTTATCGAACAAAACCCACAGGTTGGTAATGGTTTAAAAATGAAGATGCGAGATGCCCTGCATAAACAAAGGGATATTTTAGGTAAGACAGCCGAAGCAATGCTTGGTCAACTAGAAACTGAGATACTTATTGATGAAAAAGGTAAAGTCAGATTTGATAAGTTTAACTTCTGGCCTGATACCCTACTAGACGCTTTCAAAAGTGCAGAGGAAAAGTCAGCAATTAAAGCCCTTCACGTTACGTATTATAACAACGACTTTGAGGCTATGATTAAGGATGGTGGTAGAAAAATAAAAGAGGGTGACCCTCGTCTTTTCCAACTTATAAAGGAAAGGTCTGGTGTAGGTAATAGAATTTTTGAAGTAGCTCTGAAAGATTATAACAGAACTATGAAATACCAGAACACTATGACTTTCTTAGAGAAGCAGTTGAAAGCATTGAAAGCAGGTGCAATTGAACTAGATGCTATGATGTATAGACCTATGAGACCGACTCGTCAGCAAAGAGAGGACTTTATTGTAGCTGAAGCAACTGCACCTAAACCAACTGAGGTTGATCTTTTAGCCCAAGAAGCTGTAGATGCAGCCACTGCGCCTATAGATGGTATACAGACCACAGCTTTGCCTGATTTAGGAACAGAGTCTAACCCTTATGAACCTCAAACAGAAGATGATCTTAAGTCTATTCCTAGTGGTGCTTACTTCCTTGGTGGTGGTAAGCTATGGAAAAAGGATTAGTAGTGTTATGGCAGAACTTGACTTTGCTAAATATGGTACTATCGTAACGGACATCAAACAACAGCAAACAAAAATGCTTGACTTTAGTAAGTTCGGTAGTATAGTTGCTACACCGTTTAGAAAGAAAGAGGTTTTTTCAACAGACTCTTTAATGGATTCCTTGTTTAAGTCCGAAGGTGGTTATCAAAACAATAAAAACGACACAGGTAACTACTACAAAGGTCAGCTTATAGGAACTAACTTTGGAGTATCTGCTCCTATTTTAGCAACTTATTTGGGAAGAACACCTACGGTAAAAGACATGAAAAATTTAACAAGAGAAGACGCAAAGAAAATTGCTAAGATTAATTACTATGATAAATTTATGATAGAAAAGTTACATGTTGAACTAAGAGAAATAGTTTTTCATTCTGTGTATTTAGGTGAAAGCAGGGGAGTCAAAGCCTTACAAGAACTATTAGGTGTTGATGTGGATGGTATTGTTGGGCCAAAAACAACAGCAGCTATGTCTAATGCTTCCTTTACAAAAGAAGAGTTTAAGGAAAAATTTCTAGGAAGACTGAAAAAACTAGACAGTTGGTCAAACTTTGGTAAAGGTTGGACAAATCGTTTTGAGGAACTAAGTACATGAGACTTATCTTAGCCCTATCCCTAGTCCTCACCTTGAGTGCTTGCCTCAACCCTATGTCTCTCTTAGGTGGACTAGGTGGTGGTGGCTCAGGCACAAATGTTAATGCTAACACTCAAGTAGGTGCTGAGAATAACCAGTCCCTACTAGATCAGAGTAGTGATATATCAGGTGAGAACGTAGCAGTTGACCAATCAAATGGTGGCTTTACTGTAGATGGAGCTATCGAAAGTGTGAAGGTTCTGAACCAAGACATACCAACATGGGTTATCCTTATGATGATCCTTGGGTGGATGCTTCCCTCTCCTATAGAAATCTGGAGAGGTTTCCTTAAGACAATAACATTGGGAAGATACCGTGGCTAAGATAGACAAATCAAAGATGAAGTGCAACAGCCCTAAACGTCAGGTTTCAGGTGGTAAGAAGTTTGTTGTCAAGGCTTGTAAGAACGGTAAGGAAAAGATTATTAGGTTTGGGGATGCCAACATGACCATCAAGAAGTCTAACCCCAAGCGCAGGAAATCATTTAGGGCCAGACATAAGTGTGATACAGCTAAGGATAAGTTTACAGCACGTTACTGGTCATGTAAGAAATGGTAAAGAATAGTCTGATAGCTCACTTCCCTCTACCTTTCATGCCTTTTGATACTCACAAGAACATTGTCTTTGAGTCAGGCAAGAGTGATAAGGAAGTCAGAGTACAGGAAACACATAAGGCTGTAGACAAGAAGGCCAACACCTACAGGCATGAAGAACCCTATGCCTACCACCCTCACAGACCAAACAACAAACTCCCTCAAGGGGAACTAATAGATTTTGTGGTAGCATGAATGGATCCACTTACAATATTCGCAGGTGTGAAAGCAGGTTTAGCCGCAGGTAAGGAGATTGCATCCTTAGCTAAGGACTTAGGAAGTCTGTTCGATGTTATTGACTCAGCTAAGTCAGACCATGATAAGAAGAGAAGCAGTCCCTTCTCGTCAGCTAATGAAGAAGCCTTAGACACGTTCGTTAAACGTAAGCAAGCTGACGATATTGAGGAACAGCTAAGGGCTATTGTCATAAGCACTAGAGGTTTCTCAGCTTGGAATGAGCTTCTTGCCTTACGTAAAGACATACGTGTACAGAAGAAGAAAGAACTAGCAGATAAGAAAAAGAAACAAGGAGAGTTGTTTGACCAAATAATTCTTTGGGGTTGTATCATCTTATTGGTTGTACTAACCGCAGGGTTTGGTCTTCTAGGACTAATGTATTACATGGATAAACTTTAAGAAAGAAACACAATGCCTACACCAACTAACCCCTCTCTGTGGTCAAGAGCTAAGTCAGAAGCTAAGAAGAAATTTAAGGTATACCCATCAGCATATGCTAATGCTTGGGCTTCTAAATGGTACAAGTCCAAGGGTGGTAAGTGGACAGGCAAAGACAACAGGGTAAAGAAAAAGTAATGGCTAAAGGTGGATTAGGAAAATGGTTTGCTGAGGATTGGCGTGATGTCAAGACAGGTAAACCTTGTGGTAGACAGAAGGGTGAGAAACGAGGCTACCCTGCGTGTCGGCCTAAGTCAGTAGCAGGTAAGATCAGTAAATCTGAGGCCAAGAAAAAGACAGGGCCAAAGAAAGTCAAGTGGTCAACGACTGCATCAGGAAAGAAAAGAACGTAGGGGAGCCTTTTAGCTCTCCTTTTTTTTATGCTTGGTCTGTATTAAAGGCTACACACTTAAAGTCAAGTACTAGAAGGTTCCTTTCTAATAGATTATTAATACCTTCCTGTACAGAAAGCTGACACTCTCTCATAGACAAGAAGGCAGTACTAGCTGTGTACCCTCTACAACCTGAGTAGTCTAAGGCACAAGCTAGTACTATAGGAACAAAGATCATCCTTCCATCTCCTGTATTAGTCTGTCTAGATACCAACGTGCTTTCTTTAAGTCTTCTACTGGTTTACCTTTGTAACGATAACGATGTAAGTACTTCTTAGTGTTGCCTTCAAGATAACCCATGAACATCATAGCATCCATGTTGTCCTTCATGTAGTCGATACACTCAATATCTCCGTCACCATAGTGGGGTGGTTCGTTTACTAGATCAGACATCTATTAACTCCGCTTCTGTGTAAGGTATGTGAAAGAACTTCTCACCCTTAGATATATACCTTCCGAAAGCCTCTTTCAAGGACTCATCTGTTAATTGTGTATCTTTTATTCTCCATACTTGTTTCATATCCTTACGGAATACATAGAAGTTTAAGACACCTTTCTCATCCTGATACTTAGCTAGTAATCGTTTCTTCCGTTCAGGTATACGTATCTCCTTCCAATGGGTAGGCCAATCTTCTGACCAAGCTGTCTTCACCTCTGCCTCATTGAAGTAGGTGTACCCTTCCTTCTGAGAGACAACATCAGCATAGTAGTCTTCATCTGATG